AGCTGGCAGCACTAACGCCACCATCGTTGGCACCCGCAGCTGGAGCCTGACCACCACCAAGGAAACCTTGGATGTCACCGATCATGGCGACACCTTCCGTTCCTTTGTTGGCAGCCTGATCTCCGGTTCTGGCACCGTTGAGCTGGTCTACGACCCCGACGCAACTGGCCAAGCTGGCTTCCTGGAGGATGTGCTGACTGCTGCTGATCCGGCAGACGCCACCTTTGAGCTGTTCACCACCGGCTCTACTTCTGGCTCTGATTCGGTCAGCTTTGCTGGCATCATCACCGACATGGAAATCAGCTCCACTGTTGGCGAACTCGTCGTTGTCAGCTGCAACTTCATCACCAGCGGCGCCATCACCGGCAACCTTGAGTGATAAGGGGTATATTTGGGGCGGTTTACTCGCCCCTTTAAGTGCCCGTGGCTAAACGTCTTGTCGATGAACTGGTCGAGGCATTTGACCTAAACCAGCGTCGCAAGTTTGTTTTGAAGCATCCCAGCGGTAAATCCTGGGATCTGTATTTCAAGCCGATCACCCGCGCTGACCGTAAAAAGGCTCAGTCATTGGCTGGCACTGATGATGCGCTGGACATCAGCACTCAGATGCTGTGCCAAATGGCTGAGCTGGAAGATGGCTCTAAGCCTTTCGCGGCTGCAGATACAGCCAAGCTTCAGCGCATGTTGCCTGAGTCGGTCCTGAACGAGCTTGAGCTGTTCCTGTTCGGCTTGGGCGATGCTGAGTCGCTTGAGGAAGCAAAAAACGGCTAAGGGAAGACTCTTGGCTCTTCTTTGAGTTCTTCCTAGCAACTGAACTGGGCAAAACCGTCAGCGAGTTACGCGGCAACCTGACGGAGGCTGAGTTTGTCATGTTCGCGGCTTATTACGAAGTGAAGAGCGAACGCGAAAAAGCAGAGATGGCGAAGGCGCGGGTAAGGAGTCGATAAAACGTCGGTAGACTGAATCAAAGGATTAGGTCGGGCCGTGGCTGTTGCCGTTGTTGACGTACAGGTAAGAAGCGGAAACGCGGTCAGCCAACTGCGTCAGATCAATACGGCTTCAAGGCAGGCTCAGGGCGCAATTCAGGGCCTTGCCAAGGCTGCTGCTGGTCTTGCTTTAGTTGAGTTCGGTCGTAGGTCTGTTCAGGCTGCAGCTTCAATCAATGATCTCAATACTCGCCTCAAGCTTTTAACGACTGAATACGGTGAATTTGAGCAGGCACAGCGGTTAGCAGGCCAAGCAGCTAAGACATTTGGCTTGAGCACTCGTGAGGCTACGGCGGGTGTTGCTGATATTTATGCCCGCTTGAGGCCGCTAGGAATCAGTCTTGAAGAGATTTCTTCGACCTACAAAGGCTTCAACGTTATTGCCAGGCTGTCTGGTGTTAGCGCCGAGGGCGCATCAGCTGCGTTCACTCAGTTGGCTCAAGCGTTGGGTTCTGGCCGGTTGCAGGGTGATGAATTTAGAAGCATTGCTGAGCAGGTGCCGGGCTTGTTGCAGGCCGTGGCTGAAGAGACGGGCAAGAGCGTTGGGCAGCTCAAGGAATTCGCATCGCAAGGCAAGCTGACTTCAGACATCCTGATTTCAGCCCTTCAAAAAGTTGAAAAGGAAGGCGCCGGAAAGATCGCAAAATTAGTCCAAGAATCCGACGTTCAAAAATTCAAGGATCTGCAGAACGCTGTTGATGAATTATCGACGGCCTTTGGTCAAACTCTGCTGCCAGCGGTGACGCCAATAGTTAAATTGCTGACTGATCTGGTTAAAACTATTGGGCAACTGCCTTCACCTGTCCGCACTGCAGCTGTAGCCATTGGGGCGCTGGCCTTGGCTGTTAAGACCTTGAATGGATCAGTCAGTGTGGCATTGATTCAGCGTCTTGGAGTTGCTTTGGGCACTCTGGCCGGGGTCACAAAATCAGTCACTGTCGGTTATACGGTTGCCGGCGCAGCGATTACCCAGACCAACTTGGTCATCAATGCCAGCACTATTGCGCTTGGCGCCCTGAAGGCCGCAATGATTGCATTGCCCTTTGCCCTTGTCGCTTCAGCGATAGCAATTTATATCAACGATGTTCAAAAGGCTGAAGAGCATACTAGGCGTTATGAAGGTGCACTGAAGAGTGAAAGCAGAGCGCAGCTTGACGCTGCATTGAAGGCGGAAATTCATACGCAAGCATTGATCCGTCAAAGAGTTGCAAGTCAACAGCTATCGGCTAGCGGTAAGCGCGGTGGTGGATTCGGCTTGATCTCCGCGCAGAAAGATCTAGAGACAAGCAATGCGCGCATTCTTAAGCTGCGTGATGCTCTGAATATCGCAGCCGAGAAAGAAGAGTCAACTTACAAGAGTGCAACCAAAACCCAGTCAACTATCGAATCCAAGGCCAAGGGTCGTGCAGATATTTCAGCCAGACAATTAGAGCTTGAAGCTCAACTGCTTGAGGCTCAAAAGAGAAAAGACGTTCAAGAACAGGCCTATCTTGAGAAGTTGATTCGCAGAGAGCAGATTGCCAATCAAGAGATGAAGCCCCGTGAGCGAATGCTCGCATTGCTGCAATCAGAGTTTCAATACAGCGACCGAATCAAAGAGATCAGGCAAGAAATCGCAGACATCATGGCGGGGGCCGCGATCAAACCTTCTGACGCTTTCTCTGAGGGCGTGGATGGCAGTATTTTCACAAAAGGCTTCAGTGAGAGCAAGCAACACGCTGATGAACTCAAGAAGAGACTTGAGAATCTTCTCAAACCCTTGGAGCAGGTGAAGTCAGCATCTGCCGCAATCTCGGATGCATTCAGTCAAGGCATCAGTGGCATGGTTCAAGGGACCGTAACTGCTCAAGAAGCATTGGCTGGATTCTTTAGGTCAGTGGCGCAAAGCTTCTTAAATATGGCAACAGAAATAATTAGAGCTGCCATACGAATGATGGCGTTCAATATCATCACAAGCCTGTTCCCCGGCGCGCCTTCTTTCTCTGCCTCAACAATGACGGCGCCAGGCTTGGCTGGCAAATTAAATGTCCCCGGCATTCTTCCTGGTATCTCACCAGCTGGGGCCTTGGCTTCGGGCGGCACCGCAATGGGCGGAAAGAGCTATTTGGTTGGAGAAAAAGGGCCTGAGCTGTTCACCCCTGGTCGGACTGGAAGCGTTGCCCCAAATGGCGCCTTGGGCGGCTCGAATATCGTCGTTAATGTGGATGCAACCGGATCCAGTGTCCAAGGTAATGAGGATGAATCCAAACGCCTGGGCGAAGTCATTGGCATTGCCATCCGCCAAGAACTGATCAAGCAAAAACGTCCTGGAGGCTTGCTCGCATAATGGCCACTTTCCCTTCAATCACTCCGGCATACGGCGCACAAAAGACCAGTCGCCCACGGACTCGAACTGTTCAATTCGGTGACGGTTATTCCCAGAGGTTGCTTTACGGGATTCCCAGTCACATGAATCCGAAAGAATGGGATTTGACTTGGAACGTTTCCGAAACCGACTCGGACACGATTGAGACTTTCCTGAATGCCCGCGCCGAGGATTCTGCCAGCTTTGACTGGACCCCGCTAGACGAGACGACTTCTTACAAGTGGATCTGCCCAGAGTGGAGCAAGTCAATCCCCTACAACAATCGCGCCACGATCACGGCCCGTTTTATTCAAGTTTTTGAGCCCTAATGGCAGTCCCGTTTTCCGAGCTTCAGAAGATCAACCCGAGCAGCGTTATCGAGCTGTTCTCACTGGAGCTGTTTGCCAATATCCATGGGTCTGCTTATACCTACCGATTCCACGCAGGCATCAACGACGTTGGCTCTGGGCTGCAGAACATCACTTGGGATGGCGATGAATATCAGAAGTTTCCTATTGAAGTTGACGGTTTTGAATACAACGCCGAAAGCGGCAGCCCGCCACGCCCCACGATCACCGTCTCCAACCTGCTCGGCGGCATCACTGCGATTCTGCTGGGCGTCAACGAAGCCACCCCTGGCAATGATCTGACTGGCGCAAAGCTGACGCGGATCCGCACTTTGGTCCGCTACATAGACGCGGTGAATTTTGAGGGTGGCACCAATCCTTTTGGGACGCCGGACGCTACTGCCAAGCTGCCCGATGAGATTTATTACGTTGCCCGTAAGGTCAGCGAAGATCGCAATGCAGTCCAGTTTGAGCTCGGGGCAGTATTCGATCTCGCCGGAGTCCGGGCTCCGAAACGTCAGTGCAACGCCAATCTTTGCCCTTGGATTTACAAAGGCTCGGAGTGCGGCTATAGCGGCACCAAGTATTTCGACGAGAACGACAAGGCTGTAACAGGTTCTGGTCTGGACGTATGCGGCAAGCGTCTTTCGAGCTGCCAGATTAGGTTTGGGTCAAATAACGAATTGCCGTTCGGCGGATTCCCCGGCATCGGCGCATTTAACGGATGAAGGCAACCGCTAAGGCAAAAGCACTGGAGCACGCAAAGGCGGAGGATCCACGCGAAGCCTGCGGTTTGCTGGTGGTGGTCAAAGGACGGGAGCATTACGTCCCGTGCAAGAACTTGGCGGAAGGCAACGAGTTTTTCATCCTTGACCCTGCTGACTACGCAGCAGCAGAAGACAAAGGCGAAGTCACCGCCGTCATCCACAGCCACCCGGTCACCCCGCCAATCCCAAGTCAAGCTGATCGACTGGCGTGCGAAAAATCCGGCTTGCCCTGGTACATCGTCAATCCCAAAACGGAGCAATGGGGAAGCTGCGAGCCCGAGGGCTACAAAGCACCGCTAATCGGGCGGGAATGGGTCTGGGGCGTAACTGACTGTTGGACGCTAGTCCGCGACTGGTACGCCGAACAGGGAATTGAGTTGCGGGACTGGGACCGTCCAACGACACCGGAAGAGTTCAACGAGAATCCGATGTTTGACACCTGCTGGCAGGAGATTGGTTTTTACAAGGTCGATATTGAGGACATGCAGCCTGGTGACGCGCTGCTGATGGCAATCGACTCAAACAAGCTGAACCATGTCGGCGTCTACATCGGTGATCAGATGGTGTTGCATCATTTACGCGGTCGCCTGTCCAGCCGTGATTTATTGGGTGAGTGGCTCCTAAAATGCACTGGCAGGGTGCTTCGGTATGGTGCGTGAAGTCAAGCTATACGGAGCCCTCGCAAAGTTTGTGGGGCAACGGCGGTTTCTAGCTGAGATCAATAGTGCCGGCGAAGCAATCCGAATGCTGCTGGCTAATTTCCCAGGGCTGGAACAGCACATGGCTGACCAGCATTACAAGGTAATCGTTGATAACTACGAATCAGACGTAGACGAAATCAATAATCCTGCATCTCAGCGCATTCAGATCGTCCCGGTTCTGGGCGGTGCTGGTGGTGGAGTTGGAAAGATCGTTGCCGGAGTTGCATTGGTCGCAGCGGCGATTCTGCTGGCACCTGCTGGTGCAGCCGTGTTGGGCATCGCTGGGGCTGGTGGTGGCGCGGCAACTGCGGCAGGTTTCACGCTCGGCATTGCGGCTGCAAATCTTGCTGCAACTGTTGGTGTCGCGCTGATCCTTGGCGGCGTTTCTCAGCTGATCAGTCCAACACCCCAGATGGGCACCATCGGTCCCTTGGGCGGCATTGGTGGAACGGGACGGCGGCAAACATCTACTGAAGGAACGGAGTTTGACCCGCAGGAGTCTTATAGCTTCAGTGGGATTCAGAACACCAGTAAGCAGGGCGTCCCGGTCCCTGTGATCTACGGCGAAACCATCGTTGGCTCGGTGGTGATTTCTGCCGGCATCGACGTTGACACGATCTGATCATGGCTGAGAAAGAAACCAAGCAGATCATTGGTGCCGGCGGTGGCGGCGGAGGTGGTGGCGGCGGTCAAACGGTCGTTCAGCAAACCGTTGTTGTCCAGCAGTCCGCACCACCTGCAACCCGGACACCAACCCGCGAAGGCGACAACCTGGCGTCTACAGCCCACGCCAACCTGCTTGATCTGCTAAGCGAAGGCGAGATTGAAGGCTTCCCTTCTGCCCGTGCCTACACACGCGGCACCACCAATTACAACTTGGCGCTGCTGAAAGATGTTTATCTGACCGACACGCCTGTTCTGCGCTCTGGGGCAGACGTAACCAACCTCACTGATTCGGACTACAACTTCAAAGGCGTCACAGTCAAAGCTCGCTATGGCACCAACGCCCAGAGCTATATCGACGGCTTTGGCGCGGTTGAGGACATCAAATCAGTCAACACCGAGGTCAAAAAAGATACTCCAGTTACCCGGCAGATTACTGACACAAACGTTGATGCAGTCCGCATCAGCTTGGCAATTTCCCGCTTGGAGCGCGGCACACCTGAAGGTGACGTTCTTGGCACGAGCGTCGAAATGTCGTTCCAAGTTCAGTACAACGGCGGCGGCTTCACCACCGTCAAGACTGACACGATCAGCGGTCGCACGGCGGATAAATACGAACGGGATTATCTGATCACTTTGGATGGAGCATTCCCCGTCGATATTCGTGTCGTCCGGGTTTCAGATGACAGCACGGATCAAAACGTCAGCCCAACCTTTTTTGTCGCTTATACCGAGCTGATCTACGAAAAGCTGCGCTACCCCAACAGTGCGCTTGCTGCAATCCGCTTTTCAGCAGACCAGTTCAACTCCATCCCGGCGCGGTCTTACCGAATCCGTGGCATCAAAGTCAAACTGCCCGATAACGCCACCGTCGATTCTGATACCGGCAGAGTTACCTACAGCGGCACATGGACTGGGACGTTTGGCGCTGCCCAATGGTGTAAAGATCCCGCGTGGATTTTGTATGACTTGCTAATTAGCAAGCGTTACGGCTTAGGCGATCACATCGTTGAAGCACAACTTGATAAGTTTTCGTTCTATTCCGCAAGTCAATACTGCAACGGACTTGTCGATGATGGCTTTGGTGGGACAGAACCACGCTTCCAGTGCAACGCGCTAATTCAAAACCAATACGAGGCATACAAGCTGATCAATGACCTTTGCTCGGTCATGCGTTGTCAGCCGTATTGGTCCACTGGCTCGCTAACGATTACGCAAGACAAGCCAACTGATTCGAGCTATTTGTTCAACCGCTCCAACGTGCTGGAGCCTGGCTTTAGCTATGCGGGCTCTGACCTGAAGACCCGCCACACGGTTGCAGTCGTTGCATACCTGGATCTTGAAACCCGTGAACTGAATTACGAGGTTGTGGAAGACCGGGATGCCATCGCCAAATACGGCGTGGTTACGACCCAGATTCGCGCCTTCGCCTGCACTTCACGCGGTCAAGCCAACCGACTGGGGCAATGGATTCTGTTCAGCGAACAGCAGGAAACAGAAGTTATCAGCTTCACCGCCTCGATTGATGCTGGCGCATTGATTCGACCTGGTGCAGTTGTTGACGTACAAGATCCCGTCCGGGCTGGCGTTCGTTACGGCGGCAGGATTAGCAGCGCCACCGCTCAGGTCATCACAGTTGATGATGCGGAAGGTTTGCCCACGAACACGGGCACGTTATCGGTGCTGTTGTCTGACGGGTCAATGGAAACCCGCTCGATCTCTAGCCGCAGCGGTACGGCAATCACTGTTGCATCTGACTTCAGCAGTGCCCCGAACGCAAACAGCATCTGGATCCTGCAAACTGACTCAGTTCAAAGCCAGCAATATCGCATCCTGACCGTCAAGGAAAAGGAAGGGCATCTCTATGAAATCACCGGGCTGAAGTACAACTCCAGCAAGTACGACTATGTGGAACGCGGCTTCCAACTTCAAACCCGCACGATCACCAATCTCAACCTGATCCCGGATCCACCGAACACACCGAAAGCAAGCGAGAAGTTTTACACCCAGAACGACAAGGCAAAAGTCAAGATCATCTTGAGCTGGCAGTCGATCAAAGGCGTCCCGCAGTACAAGGTCCGCTACAGGGCTGATAACGACAACTGGCAGGAAGTTATTGCGGGCAGACCGGACGTTGAGATCCTGGACACCCGCGCCGGTGATTACGTCTTTGAGATCTACTCGATTAACTCACTGGGTCGCCAATCGACCGACTTTACGGAGTTCACTTTCACCGCGATTGGTAAAACCGCTGTTCCCGGCAATGTTCAGAACCTGTCATTCGAGCGGATTAACGCCAATACCGGGCGACTGCGCTGGGACGTTTCCACTGATGTGGACGTGGTAGCTGGCGGCAAGGTTTATATCCGCCACAGCAGCCTGACGGATGGCACGGGCACCTGGAGTAATTCGGTTGACCTGATCGAGGCGATTGCCGGTAACTCCACCGAAGCAACGATCCCAGCCGTTGAAGGCGAAGTCCTGGTCAAGTTTGAGGATGACGGCGGACGCCAGAGCACTAACGCCACCAGCGTCATTATCGACTTCCCCGATGCCCTGGGCGAGTTCCCAATACAAGTTCGCCGGGAAGATCAAGACGTTCCCCCGTTCCAAGGCACAAAAACTAATTGCTTCTACAGCGATGAGTACGACGCCCTGGCAATTGATGGCGACGCCGATATTGACGACGAGGATGATTTTGATGACCTGCCCAACTTCGATTTCCTTGGCGATGTCCTGAACAGCGCGACTTACGAGTTTGACGACACGCTGGATCTTGAGGCGATTTACTCGGTTGACCTACAGCGGCGCTTCGTCACTCGCGGTTTCTACCCGGCTGACCTCCTGGACAACCGCACCGAGAACGTCGATGACTGGGACAGCTTCGATGGCGACGTGGTGGATTCGGTGAACGCAACCCTGCAACTGCGCCGTACCAACGACGACCCCGCCGGCACACCTACTTGGGGCGACTGGCAGAACTTCGTCAATGGCACGTTTAGAGGGCGGGCATTCCAGTTCCGCGCTCAGCTCCAGTCAACCGACGCTGACCAGAACATCCTGATCGACGAGCTGGGATACAAGGCGACATTCCAGCGCCGCACGGATCAGAGCACAACGACCGTGACCAGTTCCGCTGGGGCAACAGCAGTCAGCTTCGCCAACAATTTCTTCACCGGCACTTCTGTTCTGGGCGGAGTAAATAGCACTTTGCCGACGATTGGTATCACGGCGCAAAACATGCAAAGCGGGGATTACTTCGAGGTCAGCAACGTCAGCGGCACCGGCTTCACGGTCCACTTCAGGAATTCAAGCGACACCAGCATTTCCCGTAACTTCAACTGGAGTGCAACTGGGTATGGACGAGTCGGCTAAAGTGCAGACACTGAGCACATAGGGCAGCGCCTTGGCAACCCACGACTATGTGATTGCTAATGGAACGGGCGCGGCAGTCCGTTCAGATTTGAACAATGCCCTTGCGGCAATCGTTAGCAATAACAGCGATACCACTGAGCCGACTACGACTTACGCCTTCCAGTGGTGGGCGGACACAACAAACGGTCAGTTGAAGCTGCGCAACGCGGCTAACTCGGCATGGGTTGTCGTTGGAACGCTGGCTGACACCAACCTTGGGTTGGCAACGCTGGCATCCCCGAGCTTTACCGGCACGGTCACGTCTGCTGGCAATATCAGCATGACCGGCACGGGCGCCATTGATGTGGCGTCTGGTACTGCTGCCCAACGCCCTGGCACTCCAAGTGCGGGCATGATCCGTTTCAACACGGATGACACGACGTTCGAGGGATATGACGGCAGCGCTTGGGGAGCCATCGGCGGCGGTGGTGGAGCATCGGGCGGTGGATCTGACGCCGTGTTTTACGAAAACGGGCAGACCGTGACTTCGGACTACACGATTACCGCATCGACCAATGCGATGTCGGCTGGTCCGATTACGATTAACTCAGGAGTCACGGTCACGATTCCTTCTGGTTCTACCTGGACTATTGTTTGACCCATGGCACTAACTCTCGACGGCGACAACGGAGTTTCAGGGGTCAACGGCTCTGCTGGGACGCCTGCGCTTCAGGGCACTGACACAAACACTGGCATCAGTTTTGGTACTGATACGGTCAACCTTGTCACGGGCGGCAGTACTCGGGCGACGGTTGATAGCAGCGGCGGACTCGGAATTGGCACTACGAGTCCTGCTACAAAATTGCACGTTTCTGGCGCTGGTACGCAAGTAATTAGGTTTGAAGAAACCGGAAGTTCTGTTATTGGAAAGGTATTTGTAACAACATCGAAGGTTGGGATTGCTGCTCAGTCAAATCACGCTCTTTCCTTTGAAGCGAATAACGACGAAAAAGCGCGTATCGACAGCTCCGGCAACCTTTTGATTGGATGTACGACTGCAAATGCAAGGGGTCTGACCCTCAATCCACAGGGATCTGGTTCATCGCCAACGGCAATTTTTTCGAAAAATAACGATGGAAACGCCAACGCCATTGCGTTCATTAATGCTGGATCAGTAATCGGCACAATTTCCTATGACACCACTAGCACTGCCTATAACACTTCTTCCGACTACCGCCTCAAAGAAAACGTTGTCCCACTGACCGGCGCTGCTGATCGCCTTAATCAGCTCCAGGTTCGCCGCTTCAATTTTATTGCTGATCCTGACACCACGGTTGACGGCTTCATCGCCCACGAAGCACAAGCCGTTGTTCCTGAGTGCGTCACTGGTACTCAGGACGAAGTTGAAGTCTGGAAGGAAGGCGAAGAACTCCCCGATGGCGTCTCAGTTGGCGATAACAAACTCGACGAAGACGGAAATACAATTCCGGTCTATCAAGGAATCGACCAGTCCAAACTTGTCCCGCTGCTGACGGCTGCATTACAAGAGGCGTTAGCAAAGATCGAAACCCTCGAAACCCGTCTTACCGCACTTGAAGGAGTTGCTTCCTAATGGGACTCAAGATCAACGGCTCTACTTCCGGCAGCATCGAGATTGATGTTCCCGCAGTTGCTGGTACAGACACCAGCATCACGATCCCTGCGAAGAACGGCGGCACCTTCATTGTTGAGGAAAGCACCGGCAACATTGACCTTGGACCGCTAGACATCAACGGCAGCGCGTCTGACGATTCGGTCAACATCGACGGCTCCGGCAGGCTGTTGGTGGGGACAACTGCTGCTCGTACTAACATCAATAATTCGAGCTGGGGCGGAAATGTCGCGGTCAACATTGAGGGAAATGCTCTTTACGGAAATGCCGTCAACATAGTTAGCAACTATAACGGCAACGCATACACAATGCTCAACCTTTGCAAAAGCAATGGTTCTGCAATCGGCTCAAACACAGTTGTTTCCAATGGCGACACGCTGGGCATGATTACCTTCCAAGGTAATGACGGCACCGAGTTCGTCCAAGGCGCAACTATTCAAGCAATAGTAGACGGCACCCCCGGCGCTAATGACATGCCGGGCAGGCTGGTATTCAGCACTACGCCGGATGGCGCGTCTTCTCCGACGGCGAGAACTATCATTGATCTCAGCGGAACGCTCCGCCCAGCCGCTGACAATACTTATCAAACAGGGAGCTTAGGAACTAGATGGACCGCTGTTTGGGCGGTAAATGGAACAATTCAAACTTCAGACGAACGCCTTAAGACTGAAATCACTGATTCGGTTTTGGCTTCCGATTTTATCAAGTCTCTACGACCTGTTTCTTACAAATGGATCGAAGGCGGCAAAACTGATTCAGGCGAGCGTGATGAAAACGGCGACCCAATCTACGAATCAGTTCCCGGTCAGCGCACCCACTGGGGTTTCATCTCTCAAGAAGTAAAACAAGCCGCTGACGATGCTGGTGTTGATTTCGGCGGCTGGGTGCTTGGTGACAAAGACGATCCCGAAAGCACTCAATCACTCCGTTATGACCAATTCATTGCACCTTTGACCAAGGCATTGCAGGAAGCCATTGCCAAGATCGAAACCCTAGAAACCGCCAACGCCTCCCTTGAGGCTCGTCTTACCGCCCTTGAAGGAGGTGCATCATGAGCCGCATTATTGCAAACAACATAAGGCACAATGATGCCGCAAGCGACAGTCTCAGTTTCGATAGCTCTGCCCGTGTTGGCATTGGAACGGCATCCCCGACAGAAAAACTGCACCTTTCTGGTTCCGGTGGGACAGTAATTTTAGTTGCTGATTCCAGTAGCTATGCAGGACTTTCTCTTTCTGGAAGTGGGTCGTCAAACTTTATAGTTTCTGATGATCGACTTGATTTTCTTGTCAACGGAAGCACTCGTGCGTCAATTCTCACCACTGGCGGTCTAACCTTCAACGGCGACACGGCTGCTGCTAACGCGCTGGATGATTATGAGGAGGGGACTTGGAGTCCTGAGATAGGTATCAATAACTCAACTGCCGGGATCACTTATACCTATCAAGTCGGTTCCTACACAAAAGTGGGCAATATTGTGCAAGTCGGGGCCTACGTTGTACTTTCGTCTAAAGGATCAAATACTGGAACTGTAAGCGTAAGAAGCTTGCCTTTCACTTCAAAAAACCTTACCAACCTTTATGTCTACCCGAGTGTTCATCTAACCAACTGCACGTCCACGTTGACAGCAGCTGGGGTTCTTGAGCTTGGTCCAAATACAACATCCGCTGCCATTATGCGCAATACTGCAGGAGGAGCGGATTATTTGGCTGACAGTGTAATTAACAGCAACTTTGTGATCGGATTTAGTTTTACGTACCAAGCCAGTTAAGACCGTAACCGTCTCAAAACTAAGCCTAAAACCTGTCTCATCTGGAGGATGACCCTAATGGCTTTTACTGAACGCCACGAACACAAGATCGAAATCATTCCCCCTTACTCCATCTTGCAATGCCGTCGTGCGGACATTGTTGAAAAGGATGGTGTCGAAGTGGGGCGCACTTATCACCGCCACGTCAAAGCGCCTGGTGATGACATGAGCGAAGAATGCGCCGAGATGCAAGCTGTTGCTACGGCACTCTGGACCGATGAGGTCGTTGCTGCTTATCAAGCATTCGTTGCTGCACAGCAGCTCCCCTGATGGCAGTCAAGTCGAAGACGGCGCTGGGGCGGATTGAGCACCGCCCTGGAAAGCCTAAGAAAACCCGTCAAGGTGCGGGTCAACACTCAAAAGCCAGCCACGGTAGGAAGAAGTATCGCGGTCAGGGTAGGTGAATGGACCGGCATACCCGCGAGAACTGGCACAAGATCAAACAAGTGCTGGAAGACGCGGGTAAGACCGACTCCTACTTCTACAAGCGGGCAGTAATTATCTGCCGTGGCGGAAAGGATCCTTTTGAGGATGGAACCGCTTCTCCTCCCCAGCATTAACATCCCACCGCCTCCGCCTTTGCCTGCTCCTGTCTTGGAGTTGCCGAGGGCGGAGCTTCCGTCTTATACGCCGCTTGTCATTCCACCAGCAGCTACCGCTGGCACACCACCTGTTCCACTGCCGCAGACCGAAGCGCCCGCCGAGCCTGAACGCGAGACTCAACAAAATCTGCGACAGCTAGTAAGGGAAGCATTACGCCAAGCAGAGGCAACACCATCAGTGCGGCGGGTCGAACCATCAGTCCAAGCAATTCCCGAGCCATTGGCGGCGGAGGTAACTGAGATCGTTGTACCGGGTACGCAGCTAAAAATCCCTGTACCAAAAGCGGAGATCCTTAGCGCAGCCGCAACAACTAGCGTGATCAGTGTTGGCGCGACGTTGGCAGCAACTTCGATGTTTAAGCGGCTGGTTCAGATCTTCAAGCCGACGTTCAAGGCTTTGACGGCAAAGGTACAGAAGCTGCGGGGGAAGCCGGTAAAGACGTGGGCGAGGCAGCGGCTATCGGAACGACATCAGCGCAGAGCGGCGCAAAGGGTGAATCGTCGCGGATCTTGAATCCGGTTTTGAACAGTTCAGCGCATTTCAACGCCCGCACTAGGGCGTAATCCAGCCGCTCTTTTTCTAGCTTGCGTTTGGCAAGGTCTTTACAGAGTCGGACCATTTCAAAGTCCAGTGGGACGCTAAAGCTGACTTGTGCGCCAAAGTTTTGGTTGCGGACGTATGGCTCTGGGTGAACGTCGTTGCCTAGATAGAAAGGCGTAAACACCAGCGTTGATGAGTTGCACTGATGCCCTGGACCGTAGCTTTGCTGGCTGTAACTGCCCTGATTGATCTGGACGGCTTGATTACTGACGCTGCCCGTTGACGTTGCGACCGGGTTGGCTATCGCCGTTGTCCCGCCGTCCTGTGCTGCTGCTGGTAAGCAGGTTGCTACTGCGAGAACACCGACAGCGAGTTTGTGGTGGAACTGGTGGTGATAGTGCGGGTGATGTCCTGCTGTTCGACGATGCCCGCCGCCCTGGTAACGGTTTCCAGCTGGTAAGGCTCGCCTGCTGTTGTCACGCTGTAAGTCGTGCCTGCTGCGCCAACCGCTCCTGATGGCGTGATATTGGTGCCGGAATAGCTGGTGTAATCGCCACCGTAAACCTTGATCTGGATTGTCTCGCTGATCGTCTGACTGCTGGTGGTCGTACTGGTCATGCTGCCCTGAGTGAAGTTGGGCGTGACTGACTGACCGATTGCCGGCAACGGTAGCAATATCAGCGCCAGAAATAAAGCGCATTTCATGGCGTGGGCGGCGTCTTTCTTTTAATCGTAGAGCGCGTCGATGTCCCGTTAGATGCGTTGTTTGTGCCCTTGTTGACTGCATTGACGCCAAATACCGCCGAAGACCCGCCAAATACCGTCACAAAGAACATTTCACTTTTGCTTGATACCCAGCCCATGCTCATGAATGTCAGCATCGTGGCGGACCAAATCATGATCCCAAGCGAAGCAATACGGTTGAACCGTTCAACGCAGAAAGGTTGCTTCCTGGGGCTTGCCATAATGGAAGGGTAGCTAGGCGGGCTTGTGGATCCGTTTCTGACACCACTGGTCACCGCTGCGATCATTGCCGGCGTTAGTGCTCTGTGGCGCATTGATAAGCGCGCCAGTGTCATGGATACACGGATGGCGCTGATCCTTGAGCAGATCACGGCGTTACGCAGCGATCACAAAGAACGTCTTGACGATCACGAGCTAAGGCTCAGGACACTGGAACATCACCTGAAATAGAACTAGGCTGCGTCAAGTTGTCCCAATAACCATGGACATGGACTTTCTGAGCCATCCCGCCTTCTGGGTGATCGTTGGCGCCGCTTCTGAAATCATCGGCATGTCGCCGCTGAAATCCAATTCAGTGATTCAGCTGCTGTTCCAAGTGCTGAACATGCTGAAGGCAAAAAAGCGTTAGGGCTGCCGGCTGATGCTCGGTGGCTGTTTCGCTTTTCGACGCGCTCAAGAATGGACGAAGTGCAGCGAGTGATTGCTGCTCAGAAGTTCAAGGCAACGCTGAAGCCGCGTTTGGACAATGCCGTTGAGGAATGGCACAAGTCCCAGCCGCCCAGCATCGCGCCGCCAATTATTGACTTAGACAATCTCCACATCAAAGCCCCTTGGACCAATGACGAAAGCTCCAGTTCGTCTGACTGATCTTTTCAAGTATTACAAGAATCTGCCGCATCAGCAGGCTGCATTGCATTTGCTGGAAGAGGCGATCTTCAAGGCTGACGAAAACCTGATGGGTCGTGACCAAGAATGGTTCAAGGTGTGGAGCCAAGCTGGCAAGCAGCCTGTAAACGATCTAGGGCCAGGTTTGGCATTGATCCGCAAATGGGAAGGCTGCAGGCTTGAAGGTTATTTGTGCGCCGCCAGTGTCCCGACCATTGGTTATGGACATACAGGCCCCGACGTAACCGTTGGCATGAAGATCACCCAAGCTGATGCTGATGCCTTGTTGGCGTCTGATGTTGAGCGTTTCGCCAAGGCTGTTGATCATCAAATCACTGTTCCGCTTACGAATAATCAGCGGTGTGCATTGATCAGCTTTGCCTTCAATGTCGGCACTGGGGCGCTGCTTGATAGCACCTTGCGTAAGCGCCTGAATAATGGCGAGAACCCACAGAAGGTGGCGATGGAAGAGCTGCCCAGGTGGAACAAAGGTGGCGGCGGTGTTCTTGAGGGTTTGGTGCGTCGTCGGCGTGATGAACTGGATCTGTTTTTGTGCGGCACCAAGGCACTAACGGATGACACCAAGCTGACGCCCGATAAGCCGTATTACTTCAAGGTGACGCCGAATATCACCTATGGCGAGCTTTGCAATGACGAGGAAGAACGGCGCTTCCTGCATCAATATCAGTGCGATGTGATGTCAGAAGTGATCTGCCCGTTCCTTGAAAAGGTGCGTGCAAAATTTGGCGGTCCAATCATCATCACAAGTGGCCACAGACCCCCGAAGGTGAATGCACGAATTGGCGGCTCAAGTCGCTCGGAGCATTTGATGGATGCCCCAGACACGGGCGCTGTTGATTTCTATGTGGGTGGCGCTGACATCTACACAGTGCAAACCTGGGTTGACGCGAGTTGGCCTTATAGCCTTGGATACGGTGCTGCAAAAGGTTTTTTGCATGTGGGAGTCAGGCCGGGCCGCCCTAGAGTCCGTTGGCAATACTGAGCCCTAAATGCTGCTGCCTGATCACGAGATTCGTGCGCTCTGTCTTGAACGCGCTCTGATTAGTCCTTTTAATGAAGAGCAGCTGCAACCCTCGTCTTATGACGTGGCTCTAGGGGCTCACATCATGATTGAGGTTGCAGAAACTGCGGATCTCGTCAGGCACACCATCAGCGGCCACACAGAGGCTGATCCGTATTGGCTTGAGCCTGGGGTGTTCATCCTTGCCGAGACAGAAGAGATGTTCAACATCCCGGATGATCCGGCCATTGCTGCACAGTTTGTACTGAAGTCAAGCCGTGCCAGAAGTGGTATTCAGCATATGCTCGCCGGCTTTATCGACAGCGGATACCACGGCAGCAGGCTTACGCTCGAACTGAAAAATGTGCGGCAAAAGCACAAGGTTGGAATTTGGCCTGGAATGCTGATCGGTCAAATTCTGTTTATGCCCCTTACGGCAAATCCTGAACGGTCCTACGCCGAGATCGGTCACTACAACCGGCACGAAACCGTCATGCCCTCTTGGGAAACCCTTAAGGTTGGGACGGGTCTTACGGTTTAACGTTGGACCGGAGAACAGAGGGAGCGAGCCGCCTTCACGGGCGGTTTTTTCTTGCGCGCAAAATTAAGAAACGAAGCGAAACCAGTGGCGTTGGCTACCGTTTAAGGAATCAAGCGGTTGCTTGTGATTGAGCATATTGATGGCTGGGAGTTAATCCCAAAGCACGAAGCGAAAAAGCGATTTCGCAATGCTGTCCTAGATCACTTCAACCATCATTGTGCTTACTGTTTCGAGCCGCTTGGTAGATCGCCAACGCTTGATCATGTTGTGCCAAAAGCCAAGGGCGGCAACAGTGAATTGAACAACCTTGTTGCCTGTTGCTTTGGCTGCAATATGTCAAAAGGCCATAAGGATTGGCGAGTCTGGTACAGGGGTTTGCCGTTCTGGTCAGAAGTTGGCGAAGCGCGAATTATGGACTGGATTATGCAAGATATGGATCAGGGTGAGGTCATCTGATGTTGGTAAACCTGCGCCTGCCAAAGGTCTGAGCTGTACCGGCACATTCCTTGATAACAAGTGCGGTAATACATTTCACCGCCATCAGCAGGCTCTAAAACGTCGATATAGCTGCCATCTTCAAAATCAGTCCGGCTCAGAATTTTCGGTTCCATCGTTGTACAGACTGCACAGGTTGGCAAAACGACCGCGCAAGTAACTCTTGGCCTCGGGGAAACCAAGTGAGCAGCCGTTACCCCCATTGTGGGTCAGAGTCGGTGCCCATTGGATGCAATCCCAGCAACGCTTCCCGGTAGGTTCAGGATCTTCTAAGGGTTGCAGCCGGTCGCCCTTACGGAACGCTTGATAAATGTTGTTTGCCCTGATGAAGGCTGCTCGCAGGTCAGGGGTTTTGAGATCCACCTCTATTTGCTGTTCAGGTTTTGGACCTAACCGCACACGACAGCGCCAGTTCTCGGTCAGCTTGCGCCGCTCAAGAATCAGCCTGTTGTTGAAGAGGTGGATCACAGCTCTTACTCGTCTTCGCCGTAAGAGGGCTGGTGAAAGATCCGCTCAAGGTTGAACGCATCAGGCATCAGCTCATCCTCCGTTCTGGGCTCGCAATGCGGGTCATGGTGATCACGCACGATGTAGGTAATCAGTGAACCGCGCATCCTGACCTGAATTGTCCCAACACGAGGGCTATTGGCCAAGATGTTTAGAGCACGATTTTCGATCCAGTTAAGGAATGGCGCGGTGACTTTCATTGTGTTGCCCAATCCTGCATAAGATGGGCGGTCATGACGGCAATGGCAACATCAGCGTTGCGCTTAGCCACATCGTTGTCAGTGCCACCAACAGCACGAACAATGTCGTCGCGCATAGTTTCATAATCAAGGTCACGAAATCTGGGGGCTAAATACTGTTCAAACTCCTGCCAAAGGTTGGTGTAGAGCCTGTTTGTCCGTCCGCTGCTTTGGTAGAGCAGTTCAAGGAAATCAGCACGGCGCTGGTCAAGTTCAGTGGCTTTCAGCATGTTTTTTGGCAAGGTCAAGAGCTTGTGAATAGGTGTCACAGATTGGCCCCCACCAAACGGCGGTGCCATCCCAACACCAAGGTTCATAACCGGAATGCAAACCGTAGCCTGTCCAGTCGGCGCCGTAGCAAAAGTGTGTTGGGCTGTTGTAACGGCTCTGGAAGGCTTTAATCGGTGGCATTGTTGACCGGGCACCTTTCGGCTTGATAGCGGATAAATGGCTGCAATGCAGCGTGCATCCGTGCCGGGTGGTCAATCAATAAATCCTTGAAGCGATCAGACCAATACTCGTCCAAGCACTGATCAAGGATTGCTTTGATTTCGCTTGTAGAAATCGCATCCGACGGCGTAGTAGGGCTCATCTATGGCCTCCGGGAAACCGAAGGAACATTCAGAGCCGTCCCATTCTGTGCAGTTTTGGCAGTTGGGCTTTTTGTGGAGGAAGTCATGGCGCACCGATTCCTTGACGCGAATTGGGATGCGTGGGATCTCAGGCGCTGTGCGTTTCCAAGTGATGCCATTGCGGATGCTTGAGATGCATTGACGAGTGACCCCGAAGCGTTCGGCAAGCACTTCGTTGTATTGATCTGATAGCAGGATTTCAATTACGTCCTGCTCAGTGAGTTTCTTGGCGAATTTCACCTAGATGACCGGGAGTTTTACCTCTGAGTGGTTGGTGGCAGTTAGCCATTTGATCTCGTGATAGAGCGGTGCCCATTCTTCAAAGGCGGCGATTTTTGCCTCTTCAAAGCTGGTGGCTAGCACCCAGTCGTAGGCGCCAGAGGAGGGCACCGTGAAGTAAAAGCGGCGGAGTTCGGAGGTCATTTGCGTTGGTCAAGGGGTCTTTTGGACAGGTAGAGCTGGGAGACGGTGAAATACATTCCGTCTTGGAATTGGACGATGTAGGTGGGCCAAGAGAAACCTTCGGCTTTGGCGATCACCTTGTATTCCTCCTGTGGCCAGCCTTTGACGTAACAGGGCATCCCGGCGCAGAAACGCCACACCTCACGTTCAGCGCGAACGCCATTGCGATTGGGGGACATCTTGTAGACCTTTTGCTTAGGGCTGATCACGGGTGCGACCTGGCCGCAGCATTGGGCAGAGAGGGCGACGTAGCTCATTTGATGGCGCTGATGTGATGTGCGGCGGGTTGGCCGTGATGTGCGGGTTGGAAGGTCAGGCCGTCGTAGAAGATGGCGGCAAAACCGATGGTCGGAATCAGGAACAGAACGGTGTTGGCGACAAGGTTTTTCATGGGTTTGTGTGGTGTGTAGCGGGGGCCGGATCGCTCCGGTTGGGTGAATGGTAGCGGCGTTCCATAGGGAGTAAACCCCTAAATTCGGCAAGTTGTAATTCGTGATCTTGACTAGCGACCTAGCGTGAATGTGCTATGCGCCGAAACCATGGACGAAGCCGCCTGGGAATGGCTGAAGATGAAGCGTGATGCATCGCAAGAGTTCAGCGTTGAAAAAGAGGCCCGACGCCTGGAGAACACCCCAAACGCAGGCCCCATTGCCGCTCAGTTGTACCGTGCTTGGTCTATGCAGCAGACCTTGCTACAGCAGGCCACCAACAGAATTGCAGCACTTGAGCTGCAGTTGATGGATTACCAGCGCGATTAGACAGGCACCTTGATGTGTGCCCAGTTCTTCCCGTACTTGATGTTGTTGACGGTACTGACGTGAACCCCGAAGGACTTGGCAATCTTGGTTGCTGGTTCCTTGGTGGCTAGGCGGGTCTTGATTTCAACCACCTTTGCCTCGTTCAGCAGAGTGCGGCGACGGCGACGGGTAACACCAGTCTTAGCAGCCTTGGGCTTGGCTTCGGTGACAGCAGCAGGCTGAGGCGCGCCACCGGCTTTGATGACCTGGGCGGATTCAATCAGGCGTTGGATTTGACCAATGCGGTTGTTCAGTTCGACAACCTGGGCGTCAGTGAGAATGATCATGGTTGACATCAGAAGGAGGAATCAGGGGTGTCAAGTTTGAGGGGGCTAAAGGAGCCTTTGTTGCCCCATTTGCCACCCCACAGCGAGAACCCGGTCTGTTCCGTGAACTCGTCTTTGCCGGTGTAGATGCGAATCTTGGTCCCGTCAGCCTCAGCCTTTTCGGCCATGGTCATCAGGTAATTCGCAGCCTTAACGGCCTGTTCGGCGGTGAAGTCAACCACGAGGTTTTCCTCAGGCGCCTTGTCGTTTTTACGGTTGCGATTTTCCATAATTCGGAACTTCGCTTGGAAGGCAAATTCAGCCATGAGTTGAAAGGAAGGTGGTGATGATGTGCCGCAGGGCTTGGTTGATGTTCTGCCCTGTTTTGGCGCAATAAGCCCTCAGCTCTTTGTGGACATCGCCCGAAAGCTTGGCCGCTACAACGAAGCGGTTTTTCTTGCGGTTGATCTCAGCAGGAGTTTTGGGCCGTCTTGCGGTCATGCAGGGTTATCAGCGATGTACTGATCAATGAACTGCTTGTGTTCGGGGAACTGGATTCGGTCAGCGATACGCGGAGCCATGATCTTGAAGTGCTTTTTGAAAGCGTCAATCAGCTCATCGCGTTTGGCGTAAGCCTTCACGGATGCTTTGACTGCTTCAAGTTCGTCATCAGTCAGAAAAACCACTCCGGTGGTCTTCTTTGCTGCTGGCTTTGCTTTTTCAGCTGGCTTAGCCGGTGCTTCAGCTTTTGGCTTGTCTTGCTGAACAGCTGGCTTAGCTGCTTCCTCGCGGTGCGGGTTTTCGACTGGTTCACGCGCCCAGAGCTGCCATGCCAGACCAAACTGTGCGGCGGCTGCAGTGCATAGGCAGCGTCGGTGAGCATCTGTGAGATCACGAGCAGTGACCTTCTCAAATGGGATCGCATTGTTGCGGTTGTCCATGATTGCCTGAGGGAAGTCAGGCGTACGGAGACCATCGGGACCACTGAAGCAACCGACGACGTAGGCGGTGCCATTAGGCGATTGCCAGACGTGGCTATCTTCAGCAGTGCGGACTAGGTGGAACTGCCAGCCAGGTGCGTGCTCATGCAGAAGGTGAGCCACACGGCACCAGTTGACGTAATCGGCGGCGTAAGAGCCTGTGCCTTTGGTGTCAACGTCGGCCTTAGTGATGACAGCCCCGAGGTTGGGGAAATCGGTCATAGGTGTGCGGTTTGATCGGAGAGGAGGGAAGCCTCTACATGGAGTATATCCCTAAATTTATCTAAGTGCAACCCAGTGGTAGCCGCCTGCTCGATGCCCGTATTTGCAAGAGTTGTAAATCGCAGATGGGTCTACAAATGCGAACCTTCCCGCATCGCGGTAGCCCAGGAACTCCTGTCCTGTCTCAACGCACCGGCATGGCGTCGGGTTGTAGCGGTGCGCCTTATGAACCTTCGGCTGGGCCAGGATTAGATCAACCAAGGCGCGATCCTCAAGCACAACAAACAAGCCCTCAGGGTCAAAGTCACGAAATACGCCTGGCTTCTTACGGGCAAGCCGCTTCAGCTCTGCGCGAGACACAAACCAAGGTTGGTTGGCGTGGTCTGATTCTTTCTCAGCCTTCAGCCCATGCTTCCGCAGTGAATACGCAGTGTGCCGAGTCGTTTTGAATAGCTCAGCCAGCTGAGGGAACTTGTAGAAGTCCAGCTCAGGCATCAGCGGAATGCCCATGTGCTCCAACTTGCACCTGAACGCTGCTTCCGTGCGCTTTGGATAGCCCCTATCTGCTGCCATACGGCAATAGGTCTGATAAAGCCTTTTGGGCGGCATTGACGCGCTGATCTCTTCGATGATGTCCATTTCGCCCTTGGTCCATGGTTTCGCCCGTCTTTTAATCAGCTTCAAGTGGCATGACTGGCCGCAGGTGATTCGCTTGCTTCTGCGATCACGTCCGTGTTTGAGCTGTGGGATGTCAAAAATTGATTCGCAGATGACGCAGATACGCCGCTTGCCTGAACCTTTCACAGTGCGTTGATGGTGATGATTGCGCCAGTTAGTTCGCCTTCGTTGGCGTATTGCTTAGTGGCCATGAGGCTTGCCACCTGAGAGTCATCCTTCAGCAGAACACCTGTAATCCCATCAAGGGTTGAGCGACAAAGCTTGTCAATGTCAGGCTTGCTGATTTTGTAAAACGGCGCGTTGGGCTTGATGATTCCCTTGGTGTTGCAGTGAGATTTCAGCCGAGGGAAGAGAAATGTGATCCCGACGTAAACCGGACCCGTGAACATTTCATGGCCCGTCTCTAATGCCGCTTGGCTGACTGCGAAACGCCACGGTTTTACCCGAGCGCACGACTCGCGCATGATTCCATTCCCCACATGCGTCTTGCTGCCCTGTGGTGCTGGCTCAATCCCTTGGACTTGGAAAATCATCGACGTTGAAGCAATGGCAGGAACTCGGCGCTTAGCCAGGATTCAAATTTGGTGGCTGTCATGTTGCCCTTAAGGAGGGCGATGCCTTGATGGCACCAAACCAAATTGTCAGGATGAAAAACGGATGAAGGCCCAAATTCGTCAGCCCGTGATGCAGGCAGCTTGAAGCTGAGCCCAGCCGTTGATCCAATCTCAATTTGAAGCCCGGTGTAAAAGCATTGCCCGTTCCATTTCTCAAGGATTGCCGCTGTCCACTCCTTTCTGACCTGGGGAGTGTATTGAGGGACATAGCAAGATCCACGAGCTTCAGTTGAACCGAGCAGCTGCCGTTTCCGGTCAAACTTAAAAGCCTCTTTGATGATGGCTTTCATTTGGCACGGTTGACAACGTTGCCGATGGAGTAGGGCAGGCGCATAGAAGCAGTTGGCGCATAAACCCAGTTGTTTGGCCTCTTGCCTTTTGTCCCGGAGGCGCTTTGCATTTGCGCTAATCATCAGAACGCATGAAGCAGTTTTCAAGGTGCACTTTGTCTTTTAACCGCTTGTGATACAAGCTGCCTTCAATTTCCTCTTCGGTAAGAGTCAGCAGGTAGACAGCGAGTTCAGAAACGGCGTTCCGGTATTGGTCCGGCTCCCATAGGTCGTATTTGCCAAGGATGGCTTCAATCCGATCATCTACGGGAGTCGGCTGCATCAGAACTCTGCTTTCGGCAGGGTCACCCGCCAATACTCCGTCTCCCTTTTAAGTGCTACGCCCTCGAACTGCTCAAGCTGTTGCAGCTCCTTCACGGCATTGCTGTAGTGCCAACTCGTGCGGGTGCAGCGGGACACCTTGACGGCATCGCTGACCAGATTGCCATCGTCGTCTTTCAGGTCGTCCAGCTCGCCAGTGGCGTACATCAGGGCCAAGTCATCCATGAGCACCTGGAGGGCGTCTTCATGGCGCTTGATCTCGGCTTTGGTGCTGGCGATGGCGCCAAGCAGAAGGTTGGGGTTGGTCATGCGGGGGCATCTCTGCGAATGGAGTATACCCCCTAGGCGCAAGGGCTGACAACACTTAAATCCAAAATGACAACACTTAAAAGGGAAATGGGGTCACTTAAACCCCAAATGAGGTCACTTAAAACTCAGGTTGGTTCAACGTCAGGAACGCATCCCTAGCCGCCTGCCATTCGATGTACGCCTGGTCAACGTCAACCTTCTGCAGCGTCGTTCCGCCAGGACGGCTCCACAGCACGCCCGCCTTCTGCACATACAGCCGCGGCCAGTGAATAGCCAACATTCCTAGGTATCCACCAAGCTGCTGGCTCACGTCGTACGGGCTGGAATCGGCCTTGCCCTGGGTCTTCAGATCCACCAGCACCAGTTGCCTGTGGTCATCCTTCCGCCGCAGTAGGCAATCAAACGACCCGGCAATCGAGCGTTCAACGTCCGCCAAGCGGTATTCACACGCCACCGCCTCGTAGTTCTCCCACACGGAATGCTCAATCAGCGGCTCCACCCATTCCGCGTATTCCGCCGGGAAGCCCCCAGGGTCACCAGTCGTCAGAAACGTCTCCAACGCCAAATGCACCGCCTTCCCACGCGGCTCCCAGATGTGCTTCGTCTCCATGATCCGCTTCATCGCCCACGGATCCTTCCTTCCCTTGCACACCTTCGTGACTGAGTGGTTCAGCCATTGCCCCGTTGGTTCCCACTGATAACGGTGTGCTTCCTCGTTGAACGTGATTGGCAGGGGCTTGAGCCACCGCGAAGTCTCTGGGGTCTGTGATTTGGACTCGTTCTGCGGGTGCGGGCTCATCTCTGAGAAGGTTGCGGTAGGGGCGGTGCGTGAAGCCTGGGATTCGCTTGGCGTCAAGTTCGCTTAGAACCCAACCCGGCGGTGGATTGTCTAGATCTTGAAGAGTCCAGCGGCCCTTTTCAATGCCTTGCCTGAGAACACGGCGAGCATCGTCAGGGTTGAACGTCAGCTTGAAACGGCCCATTAAATCTGCCTCCGAATCTGTTCGTGTCTAACGGCTGATTTCATCCGCGCACCTTCCAGACAGGTTGACGGCGGGCATGACTGCGAACGCTTTTGCTCTTAGCTAAACGGCCAGTGTCGATCAAAATGCCGGCCTTAACCAGTTGATTTGTAAGGCTGCCCCATGCGTTGTGGTGGTGGGGCGTGATGCCCTCTTCCTCGCATAAACGGCGCATATCTTCAGCCAGGCACTCCACGCCGGCCAGCCGTTCAACAATCAAAGCCTTGGCCTGATCCATGAACACGGCACCGGCATTCGTGCCGACTGTTGCTATCGCGCTATCACGGGCAGCCCGACTGGCGTCCGCTGAGTAATCAAACAGAGGTCCGAGGGTCATTTCTCTAGGGGGTCTAAGTAGGAAAAGTCAGATTTCGCGCCACATGCGCTCGCGGTCGGCCTTGTCCCGTTCAGCAGGCGCCAACGGGTGCAGCACATACCGGGCAGCAAGTGGGCTCTTCGGGTCGTCAGCGCCGACATTCGGGCAGAAGGTCATGAACACGCCCTGCTCGTCGTACTTGCCAATGGGATGCCCGTAGCAGGCATCAGGCGGGGCGGTACGGGTCGTGGTGACGCTGAAGCTGACCTGGCGGGTCTTGGAGTCAGCCACCTGCCAGACGTACTTGCCTTTGGCGTCGGGGGAATAAAGCTTCATGGTGATCAGTCGTTTTCAATCCAGCAGCCAAGATCGGCGCTCCACACGCGCCCAGCAGCCTGCGTGACGTGCTGCTCCAGATAGACCTCGTACTTGCCGTCCCGAAGCCAGCGAAACAGGTCAGGAAGGCTCCCAACGAACTCTCCGGCGGTCTTCCTCCGCTTCTGCTCGTCAATCGCCCTCTGAACGGCTTGTAGGAGGGTCTGAGGGCCTTCAAGGCCAACGATGGACTTCCACTCGTCGAACGCCTTTGGCTTTGTCTGAGATGAGACGCGATCAGGAGCGGACTGATACAGCTTCCACAGTTCCTCGAACTCTTCGCTGTATGCCGGACGCTTCCGGGATTTCCCGGCTTTTACCGGCTTATCCTGGTTTTCGTTATTTTCTTTCTGACCGTTCTTATTATTAATACTTAAATACTCTTCTTTAATAATACTAGAAGAAGATATAGAGGCTTCGCTCCCCTTCGGTCGCTCCGCCAGCGTAACATCCCTGTCAACCCCTAGCTCCAATAAATAGGCGCAAAACATAGGCAGGGACAGGGTTCTGGGCTTGAATTTGACCAGATCATCGGCCAAGTCATCGGGAATTTGAAGTTCGAGTCGCATCGGTGGCTAACGGGTTCTTCCGGGGATTTCCGGGAAACAACGGGGAAAGATTAGCCATCAAGAAAAATGCAGGCAAGTATTCCAGCGCACGATTTCGGCAGTCTCATCCCGTCTATTTGCGTCACGCTTGTCTCACACGCGTCTCAAAAGAACGCACATCACCAATTTGGGTTTATCCTGTTAGCAATCATCTTTTCCCGCAAACTTGGCGCGCTCCACTGCTGCCGAAGTGAACTTCCGTGTTGACACGATTTACGGTCTTTTGACCGAAGGACAATCACGCGGTCAGATCGTTCAATTCTCAGCGAATCAGTGGAAATGTTCGGCACGTCAGGCTGATGAATATATTCAGCGCGCTCGTATTCGCCTGGAACAAGATGCTGATATGGCGCGCCCTGCTTGGCTCGCTGAAGCACTCGGCAGACTTCGTACCTACGAACAATCGGCTTATAAACGCGGGCAAACGCAAGTCGCCCTGAACGCTGTTCAACTTCAAGCCAAGCTCATCGGCTTTGATTTATGAGCCTGCTGGCTAATGCACCTGGCGGCAATCTCCTTGAACCGCCAACAGCTCAGCTCACTGGCCCGCCTGCTCAGGAAACCCTGGCCCGCATCCGGCAAACCCTTCTGCCGCATCAGATCGCCTTTTGCGATGACACCGAACACCGCAAGCTCGCCCTTGTCTGTGGGTTTGGTGCTGGCAAGACCCATGGCCTAGTTGCCAAGGCTGTTCACATGGCAGCGCTCAACATCGGCTATGTCAGCGCCCTGTTTGAGCCTGTCGCCCCGATGCTGCGCGACATCCTGCAGCGCACGATGGATGACCTGCTGGAAGAGTGGGAGATCCCATTTGACTTCCGCGTTAGCCCGTTGCCGGAATACACGCTGCATTTCGCGGAGGGCAGCCACACCATCCTTCTGCGGACCATGGAGACGTGGAACCGGATTCGCGGCCAGAACCTCTGTGCCATTGGTTTTGACGAAGCGGACACGGCGAATAAGCGCACGGCGGAGCAGGCGACCCGCATGGCGCTTGCCCGTCTTCGTGATGGCAATGTCCAACAGTTCTACGCCGCCACGACGCCGGAGGGCTACGGCTGGGCCTTTGACACGTTTGACCGGAATGCTGGGGAAGACACGGCGCTAATTCGTGCGCGCACCATGGACAACCCGCACCTTCCCGCTGGGTTCGTGGACAGCCTGATGGCGAATTACCCGCCGCAGCTAATCAAGTCGTATCTGGAAGGGCTGTGGGTCAACCTGAATACGGGCCAGGTGTATGACCGCTTTGACCGTGCCAAACATGTGGTGGCCAGCGTGGCTGACTTCAGTGGTGAACCGTTGCGGGTAGGCGTTGACTTCAACGTTGGCAACATGTCGGCAGTCGTCACGGTGCGAAGCGGCAACAAGCTGACAGTGGTGGACGAGATCAGCGGCGCGCACGATACGGACGCCCTGGCCCAGGAACTGAAACGGCGTTACCCGATGCACCATATATATGTGTACCCCGACGCCTCAGGTGGCAACCGCAGCACCAATGCCAGCCGCACCGACATTCAGATTCTGGAAAGCTACGGGTTCAGCAATCAGTCAGGCCGATCAAATCCTGCCGTTCGTGATCGGGTTAGTGCTGTTCAGGGTCTGCTGGAAAACGGCAAGGGCGAGGTCCGGCTCAGCGTGGCTCAGGGGTGTTCGCGGTTGATCGAGTGCTTGGAGCTGCAGAGCTGGACTGAGAAGGGCGAGCCTGACAAGGAAGGCGGGCACGATCACATGGTTGATGCGCTGGGGTATGTGGTGTGGCGTGAGTTCAACCCGCTGCATCAGGGCGTTGGCCGCGGCACGGGCATCAGGCTGTATTGACAGGGTGGCCATCATGGGGTATACTCTTTATATGGGAGCGATCCCACCGCAACAAGTTCCATGAAATTTCGCACCGTCAAGGCCGTACGAGAAGCACTCCACGCTCGCGGCGGCTACCTAGAGAAAATCTGGGACACCGAGCTGCCTGAGTACGCCCCGCACCTCAGCTGGGAAGAAAGAGGCTGGGAACACGGCATTTGGATTAAAGACGAGCTGCTGGACTGGGCCAACGAAAATCTTGCTTGACAGAAGCCTGGGGTATACCCCATGATGGAGGGACGGGGGCGACCCCACCAACACACCAGACAAATGACCAACACCACTCGCGCCACTAAGGCGCAGCTGATCAATCTGCTCAACCAGCAGGCTGCCATCACTTCAGAGCTTGAGCGCCAAGTGAACGAATCCAAAGAAAAAACCACGCTTGCCCTTTGGGTAGCTGCAATCAGCTTCACTCTCGGGCTCCTGTTCTGATCCACTCAGCCCCTTCGGGGGCTTTTTCTTGCCTTCGCCTCTATCGTGAACACGCCGCACATATCCGATGGCAACTTACCTTTGGCACGAAATTGAGGCCGCCTACGACGCCGCCCAAGATCTTGACGCCGGCAGCTTCAGCCAAACCGCTGCTGCCATCCTGTCCGTTGTTCAACAATGGTTATATGAAGAGGGCTTCGACGAGGCCGCCGACTCACTAGACGAAGAGATCTTCCACGCCGAAGAATCTGATTAACTCGCTGGGTCGGTTCTACCCGTAAGGCTGAACGCCGTGTGTGGCGGTATCGGAGGCCCAGCCAACATTCAGCATTAACCTAGAACCATAGAATTTGTGCATGGCTAGGCGCGCAAGATGACTTACACCGGTTTCAAGCACTACGACCGGAACATTCAGCGCCAAGCAACGCAGGTGCAGGATCCGTCTGGCGCTTGGGCCGCGATGGAAGCCCATTGGATCTTGATTGAAGATCTGATGGAGGGCACCTATGGGATGCGCCGCAAGCATCGCCGGTATCTGCCGCAGGAACCCCGCGAACTGGACGAGAGCTTTGATAACCGCCTAGCCCGTTCTGTTTGCCCGCCTTACTACCAACGTCTTGAACGGATGTTGGCTGGCATGTTGACGCGCAAGCCGGTCAAGCTCGATAACGTCCCAGACCTGATTCGTGAGCAGCTGTTTGACGTAGACCTGCAGGGGAATGATCTAAACATCTTCACCTATGAGTTGACGCGGAAGATCGTTCGCTACGGCCACGTTGGCGTTCTGGTTGACTTCCCAACTGCGACTGAAGACGAAACGCAAAACATCACCGATGTTGCAAGCCTTCGTCCGTACTGGGTTTGCTACACCCCGCGGGACATCCTTGGCTGGCGCTCTGAAATCGTCAACGGCGGTCAACAGCTGACCATGCTCCGCCTGATGGAGCGCGTCATTGTTCCCGATGGTGAGTTTGGCGAAAAGTACGTTGAACAGATCCGCGTTTTGCGCCCTGGCTCTTATGAGCTGTACCGCCAAGGCGAAACGAACGGCGATTTCGAGAAAGTAGCCGAAGGCCAGACAAGCCTTGATTACATCCCGTTTGCTGTTGCCTATTCCAACCGTGTTGGCCTGCTTGAGTCACGCCCGCCGATGGAAGACATCGCAGAGCTGAACCTCAAGGCATATCAAATCCAGAGCGATCTGGACAACATGCTGCACATCAGCGCCGTCCCGATGCTGGCGTTCTTCGGGTTCCCGAGTTCTGCCGAGGAAGTGTCGGCTGGCCCTGGTGAGGCAATCGCATTTCCGGCTGAAGGCCGCGCTGAATACATCGAACCTGACGGCAAGAGCTTTGAAGCGCAGTTCAAGCGCCTTGAGCAACTCGCCGGTCAGATCAACGAACTCGGTCTGTCTGCTGTCCTGGGCCAAAAGCTCTCAGCTGAAACCGCCGAAGCCAAGCGCATTGACCGCAGCCAGGGTGATAGCACCATGATGGTCATTGCACAGCAGGTGCAGGATCTGATCGACAACTGCCTGCAGTTCCACGCAGACTTTGTGGGTCAAGCTCAAGCCGGTTCCAGCTATGTCAACCGGGATTTTGTGGGCGCACGCCTTGAGCCTGCGGAAATCCTCGCGCTGCTGCAGCTCTACACCGCCGGTTCCATCAGCCAGAAAACACTGTTGGATCAGCTCAGTGAAGGCGAAATCCTGGGTGACGATTTTGATGTTGAGGAAGAGCTGGAAGCAACGCAAGCAGGCGGTCTGATCGAAATGGGCGGGCCTGAGAATCTCGGCGCTCAAGATGTGATGGGCGAAGAAATGCCAACTGAGCAAGTTGGCTAATCTGTCTTTAGCTTGATCACTTGATATGGCCCGCCGTTACGTCCGCGACGCTCGTGGTCGCTTTGCTTCCAAGGGTGTTGGCGGCGTTGGCGGCTATCAGGGTCAGACCAGTGGACGTGGTGCGCGACTAAAGACGCCAGGGAATGTCAGGGCTGGTGGTGGAGCAAAACAGAAATTAAGCGCAAAGAGTGGCGGAACGATTAGCAAACCCAAGGGACTAAAACCACAAAGCAGCCGAAAGCTCAAGACAGGTGTCGCAGCCAGCCGCCTTAAAGCAACAAACGCAAAAATGGCTAATCAGCCTGACAACGCTCAGGTTTCCGTTCGTGGTCGATTCAAAGGGCGAGCTGGCAAGCGAATGGATGCCAGCATTGAACGGACGGTGAAGAGTCAGAGTGCTACTGCTCGCACTGCCGATAAAGCACGCAATCGTCAATTTAAAAGCGATCAATCAAGAGCCAAGAAACTGCGGACTGTGCATGAAAAAGCAATGGTTGCTAAATTTTCAAAATCCCTTGGCAAGTCGCCGGCTGAAATCCGCGAAACAATCCGAGGCATGGAGCCATCACGTCAAATCAAGTTCATCAAACAATTTGTCAAGGAAAATCGCAAGCGCAAATGATCAAGCCTGAAGTCACCGCCGTAGGTCGTTTGCTCAAGAAAAAAGGCGACGAACCCCGCATTTATAAAGTCATCGCCGTAAAGGCTGACGGCCAGGTGCGTACCATTGTTAATAAGGAAATGACCTGAGCGGGGTGTCATGACGCAATCCGGCGTAACGCCTCGCCTTCTCAACGTTGAGCAGTTCAAGCGCCGGATCAATCGCAATGACCCGGTTGCCAATATCTACCGCAACGCCATTGACCTGAACCGCTTCAGCAATGCAGTGGCCCGTCAAATTGTGCGGGACTACAACAACATTGTTCTTAGTGCGGTTGCCGATCTACGGGCAATCAACCTTGGTGAAGCGACAGCAGGTGCCGGGATTGTGGCGCCGTCTTCTGTGCAGGCTCAGCGTTTGCGCGTGATCTTGGCGCAGCTGAAGGAATCGCTTGATGGCTGGGCTGATCGCAGTACGGCTTATGTGACGCAAGAGCTGCAGGGCTTGGCTGAGCTTCAGACCGGCTTTGTGCAGGAACAGATCAGGCTGGCAATTAGCGGCGGCGTGACTGATGCGCGTGAATTGCTGCCATCACAGGTCAACGCTTTGGCCCAGGTGAACACGGTGCAGGTGGCGCCGAACTTCGCGGCGAGTGTTGCCACGGTTGACCCCACTGATCTGAATTTCACGCTGCCTGGCACTGGCGCTTTCAATTTGACCGCTGGACAGGGCGCAGCCATCACGCTGCCCAATGGTGATGTTGTGTCGAAGGCGTTCCGTGGCTTGGCCGAATCTCAAGCGCAGCGATTCAACGCCGTCATCAGGACTGGGATTCTCAGTGGCGAACCGACTGCCCAAATCGCACGCCGCCTGATCGGAAGCCTTGACTTTGGAGATCTTGCCAAAACCGCACGACAGCAAGCGTTAGCCGGTGGCGAGCTGACCAAGATGGCGGACCATCAGGTGCTGACCGTTGTTCGCACGAGTGTTCAACAGGTTGCCAACGCAGCCAGTACGCAGGTCTATCAAGCCAATCAGGACATCACCAAGAAATACCGCTACGTCGCCACGCTCGATAGCCGCACTTCGGCAATTTGCCAAAGCCTTGACGGCAGGGAGTTTGAATACGGCAGAGGGCCAGAGCCGCCCGTTCACTTCAACTGCCGCAGCACGACGATTCCCATCATTGACTACGAAGGGCTTGGCATTCCTGAGCCTGACTGGGGAACGGGTCCATCACAGCGCGCCAGTGCCGAAGGTCCGGTTAAGGGCAACGTCACTTATGGCAAGTGGCTTCGCGGTCAGCCCAAGGAATATCAAAGGGAAGTGTTCCGCAGTGAAACCCGCGCCGCGTACTTCAGAAAGCTTGCCAATAAATACGGCCCGCAAGATGCGCTGAGCCGCATGGTCCGCGAAGACGGCAGCGAAGTCACCCTGAAGCAACTGCAGCAGAGTTACGGGAATGTTCGCACCGATTAAAATGAAGAAAATCTCTTACGGTCATGGCCCGCAGGTACTCACGCGATAAAAAAGGCCGTTTCGCCTCTGGTGGCGGTGGCGGTGGAATGGGCAAATCCAAAAAGCCCCGCAAGTCTGATGTCGCCTTTCAGAAATCTGGCAAAGGTGGCGGCACAAGCGTGAAGGCTGGCCGTGCTGCCAAGGCTGCCTATAAGGCCAAAGAAGGCGCACGTCGCATGA